TGAAATACCATGTTAATCCAGAAGGCAAAGATGACCAATCGGTAGATATTTTATTTACCTTAATCATTTGAACTCCTGTATTTTTTTACATTTTTGGCTTTAGAAGTTACGGGATATTTGTTTCTTTTCCAAGAACATATTTGGAAATAAGAACTGGATTTGTTCTTCATACATTTGTCCTGTAACAACTTTTCTTACTGTATTTGCTATGAAACTACCTGCCATATTACTACAATAACTAGTAGCTTTAGCATTACAAGGGTCTTCACTTGCTTCATCATCAGAATACCAATATCTTAAATAGTTCCTTTTCTTGAATTCAGGAAATGTGTATTGTTGGTATTCTTCTGCCCCCATTCTTCCATCTATTAACATAACTTTACATTTGTTTTCTTCTATAAAGTCTACAACTTGCATTCTTGCTTTCATATTGTCAAATCCTAATATAACAATGTCGTTACTTTGTTGATAATATAAATCTTTAAACTTACCTTTTACAGTAGTTACATCAACCATAGGATTATTTAATTTCAAATGCTTGCATAATGCATCTGTTTTATGTTTTCCTACATCTTCTAGGTTATATATTGACACACCTACATTCAACTCTTCTACTTTATCCATGTCATATAGAATAAAGTATCTTGCTCCCATTTTACATAATTGCAATGCTACTGAACTACCAATAGCTCCACAACCCATAATATGAAAGATGTATTCATCTAAGTTATCAATAATACCAGAACTTCTTACATTAATTGAGCCAGCCATAACCAAAATCTCCTTTTAATGTGTCTTCTATTTCATCTGATTGAAATTCAATCATATCTTCAATATCAAATAAAGATTCGACCTCTTCTTCAAAGTTCCCTGTATAGAATTTTTTATTAATTTCATAAGGTCTCTTTGATATATCATTATTTAATTTCTTACATGTGCTAACCCATTCCTCTTTTGTTATCAACTGATGGTCTGCATTATCCTTTAAAGAATCAAGAGATATTACAAAGTCTTTATATTCTTTAATAGCTGATTCATTTATTTTATCAGGTGATACTGAATGTGTTTTATTGTTCCAAAGATGAGTTTGATTTCCCCATGCTTGACTATTCATTCTTTGATATCCTCCATAAGTGGTGACTATATTTGTTTTATCAGAGCACAGTTTTTCATATTTCTCTAACATCACTTTATTTTCTTTTGTTGCCTTTGGTCTAAGAATTTCAAGTTCAACATCTTGATGCACTTCAATTGGCTTCCAGTAGCTTATTCTTAATAAGTATTCTTCTTTAAGATTTATAACTAATGCTATTGAGAAATCACACATATTTCCCCAAGCTTCAATTTCTTTTAAATCAGTTCCACTCCAGAAAGCTCCCATTGTATGATGAGAATGCCACCAGACATATCTAAAATCTTTTCCTTTATATCTAGGCATTCTATCTAATTTAAGTTTCATTTTAACTGACCATTCTTGAACAGCTTCAGCATCTAGTTCTGTACTAGTTCCACTATTTTCTTGTTTTAAAATATCAGGAAATATTAACTCATAGTTGCCTTCATCATCAGGCATTGCAATTAACAATCCAGATATTTCATTTTTATCTTTTTCATAAGCTAATCTAGCCCATGATTGTAGTTCATTCCATGCTTTTTGCTTTATACTAAACATACATCTCCTTAATTAAAATGGTATTCTTCTTTGTTCACCTCTATGAAAGGCTTCTAATGATAACTTTAATCTTTCTTCTGGTGTTAAGTCTTCATCACAATCATCACAAACAAAAGAAAATTCATTTTTCCAATATGTCCATAATTCAAGTAATCTTTCTTTATTATAGTTTTTTAAATAAATACAAAGATTTCTTACTGAACTAGGAAAAAATCCTAAATCAAGCTTTATTAAAACATCTGAATATTCTCTTGAATTAAAGTCATCACCATAAGTTTCTGTTAACTCACCTACAAATCCTTCTATTACATCATTTTTATTTTGATTAAATATATCCATAGATTTATATGCATCACATCTATCCTTGAATAAACAATCAATCTCTTCACAATGTTGTTGTATTTTAG